CGTCTTCAATCTGCCCTAGGTTTTGTCCTGCTGGCAATGTATCAATACTTGTTCCTGTTCCACCTTCTCTTCTGGGTAACCAAAAGTCTTCAAGCATGGACATAAACTTCTTATCATCTCGGATCTCGCCTGTGTTAGCATCGTATACTAACTTGTTTCTATACCGATCCATGATGTCTTTCATGTACTGTTCAGCCTTCATCTTAGGAAGGTTACCAACATCTACATAAAATATTCTTCTTTCAGGAGCTCTTGTAATCCTATAAATTACAACTGCGTTCTCCATCATTCTTAACTGGTTTGCTGGCCTAATTGCCTTATGCAAATATGATAACGCTATATTCTTATCGTGATCTACTAAACCACTTGGTGCGTATGCTATAGCGTCCTTCGTAATCTTCAGCCCTTGCTGATTTTCCGGTGCAACATATGCGCCTGGTTTTGAGGTAACCCCTTTATCATTATAGATAAAGAACTCCTCAATCTCTTTAATAAACAATATGCCTGAAGGATTCTTTTCCTTCTTAACTTCTCGTACCTTTCTAATCTTTCTAGGGTCAATGTATCTTACATCTTTAATCCCTGCCTTGGGATTCTCTAGATCGATTACTTTATGAAAGAATAACTTACCGTCTATATACCAACGTCTAAAATAATCTTGAGCTTTATCTTTAAAGTCCAACATCATTTTGATGTCATCAAATTCCTTCATAATAGACTTACGAACTGACGAAGACAACTTGACGTTGTCTAGGTTAAGTTCCACTGGAGACTCGTTCTCCAACTGAGCAATGCTCTCATTAATAATATCTTCAATAGCTGTATCAACGTCTGCCATCCCGGCTATGTCACGATACCTCTTAATTAATTCAGACTCGGTTTGGGCAACGCCCTCCAAATCCATGTAGGTACCGTAGTAACCGCCTGCGCGTATACTCTCAATAGCACCGTCTTCGGAAGGGGCAACAAACGATTTCTCGTTTGAAGCCTTATCCTCTTTCCGCTTAATCTCAAATCCAAATAAATCCATAATTTTATATCCTGTTTCCCATTACTGGGGCCAACCTATGTGTTTGTATAATGCTGGTACTGGAAAGTAACAGTAAATTCTTCAATTACATCGTTTTGTGCATATTGTAATGCAATCTCAGACATGTTAATCGGAAATGCATCATGTAAAAGATACGTTCCTAATGGTAATGGTTTATCATTTCTGTCTAAATGTTCGACTGTTAAGTCCACTTGATATTCAGCTGGTGTCAATGCTTCAGCACCGTTGTCTACCTTGTCATTCATTATTTCCATCCATTTTTCAAAGGGCCCTCTCAAAGACTGATTAGTATCATTAATGATAGTAATTGTCCATGGATCAAAAATCCTTTCGCCTGCTAATTTAACTTCCCTACCTCGGTATTGTACAATAGCTGGGTTTACTGTAGAAGCTGGTATCGCTGCTCCAGAAACCAATACAGAGTAGTCGTTTTTAAGGCCCGCTGCTGCTAATGTAGGGAATACCAGAAGTACACGAAACTGATTGGGACGTGCGCCGCCCTGTCCTAGTTTCGATTTAAAATCTGCTATGTTCATCTTTATCTCCTTTACTTATATTTATACGTTAGCCGCCGATCTCTTCGAAAGCTACGCCTGTTCTGGTTGCTATAAAATTCAAAGTGATAAAGTTAACTGACTTGGCAGGTTTGATGAAAATATCAGCTATAAAATTATTGCTGTCGATAACTTCAGCAGTATTATTAGATGTATTACATATTACCTTAAAGTCGTATATTCCTCTACGTCCTTGAACGTCCCTTAAGAATGGTGTTATAATAGATGTAAACTGTGCTCTTGTAAATGCATCATTGAATTCAAACAACTGATATTTAGCTGCTGTTGCAATGGCTTTTTCAAGTACAATAAACAATCTTCTGACATTAATTCTATCAAAAGCACTAGGTGCTCCTAATAGTGTTTTGTCGCCGAACAATACAATCCCGTTTCCAGGGCTGTTAATTATTGGGTTAACTCCAATCTTATACAAATTGTCTCTATTAGTCTTGTTGGGGTTCCAGGCTAGCTTTACTGCATTCCTGATCTGTCCACGATTAAAACCTGCTGGTGAATACCATGGATCACGTTCTTGGTCTGTTGTTACACATAGTCCTGCAACGTCTCCGTTTAATGGTACCCATCTATACGCATCGTTGTAGCGATCATACATGTATTTCCAGTTACTATCCATTACACTATAACTAGTGGATGCTAATGCACCTTTGTCACCTGTTATAGATGTCTCTTCATTATTACTGTTATTAACAACAGAAGCTTGTAGAGGTGAATGGAATGAGATACAGTCTTTTCTGACTTTAGAAATATTGTCTTGTACATACTTTTGGTCTACTAAAGAGTGGCCTGCTGTAAGTACTAAAGCAATATCTGTTTGTTCTTTATCATTAAATAAAGCGTATCCAGTTTGGATATCACCTGAAGATGCTGCTGCTGTAATACCACCAGTTAAACTTACTGTAGCTTCTGCTGCTGTAAATTTACTAGTGAATGTTGTTCCAGATGCTGTTGATCCGAATGTTGCGTCGCCTGCTGGATGATCTGTCCAATAAATAAAGTCTGACTGTCTATTAACGACATCTTTATAGTAAATTGAACCACCGTCTAATGCTTTAGCATCTGATGCTTTTGAAACGCCTTCAAATCTTTCTAGAACAGTATTAACTGTGCCTGAAAACAAGCCGTCTTCGTCAATAACAACAATGTGGAATGCGTCATTTGAGCCGCCTTCTGTTGTTACTCTTTGGCTACTATAAGGTGCGCCGTCAAATTCATTTGCATAAGTCCAGCCTGCTGATAAGACTGCTGTAGCTGTTGCTCCAGACCCACCGCCACCACTAAAGGATATTGTAGGTGCTGATGTGTAGCCGTTGCCGTTATTAGTAACAACAATAGCTGTTACCGCTCCACCTGAAACAGTTGCTGTACCAGTAGCTGTAACTCCACCAGCCGGAGCTGCTGAAAATGTTACTGTTGGTGAACTAGTATAAGCAGATCCGCCTGCTGTTACTGTGCCGGATGCTATTGAGTTGGTATCGAAATTACTAGAATCTGCGAATGCAACTTTTAAGCTGTTTCCTATAGCGCCTGGGTACTTAGCGGCAAACATTCCGTTTGTGCCAGATCCTGTGCTATGATTATTTGTGTAGTCGTCTGCATTAGCAATAAGGACCGCTGATCCTGATGCTACTGCGTTACGGGCTGCTGTTCCTACAGCTCTAACTACTTTAAGGTTGTTACCATATGCCAAGAACGATGCTGCAGTAAAAAAGTCTACTGCTGTAGCGTTATCGGGACGGTAAAAACGTTGTACGAGATTATTCTCTGAACTAATTGTTGTGATCTCTTGAGTTGGACCCCACTGGAAGTTACCTACCATAGCACCTATTGTGGTTGCTACGGCGGGGACTACACTAGTAAGATCTGTTTCTTTAACAAGAACACCTGGTGATAGCTGAAATGCCATGTTTTTTCTCCTCGGTTTATATTATCTTATGAATGATACACAAGTTTTTTTTAATATCATCCAACTATTTATAAGATTTTTGTTTTATACTTCTCGGTAAGTGTAGACACATAATTAGCATTGTGTACACA